AAATTGGCAATGAGCGAGGCGTTCTAAAAAACTTAGGCAACAGGTCGACGTAGATTTGAGCGACTCTATTTAAGCCTTTTGTGTAGCCAACAACGTAGGGAACTGATGCAGTGTTAGACATCATTGCCCCGTTTGCTATTGCTGTACCTGACATGTTCCCGCCATTAATTCCTAGCGCTGAGTCATAAGTTCCTAGAATTGTTTGCGTCATTTCATCAGACAGTTTGAAGGTATTTGTAACTTCCGGCGGAATAGGTGTTCTTTGAACTTCGCGCGGAGGCGGCAATGTTACCTCGGGGGTTTTTCTATCTAAGAAGTGATTGTAAACAAGCGTATCTGCTTTTTGTACGTTTTGATAAGCTTCTTTGTAGTCTTCCGGTATTGATTCAAGTGCGACCATAAACTTATGCTGTACTAAGTTTTCAAGTTCATTAGCCAGTGTTTGTCCTGCAAAATTCTTAAGACGCTGAATACCTTTTGCGTGATAAACATATGGACGCGTTACTTGTTGCTGCGTATCACCTTCTGACATGAAAACAGAATTACCGTCAACAAAAACGAGAGGCAATTTAGAATAATTCGTAGGCGTGTAATCAAGCATACCGCTTTCGCAAAATCTGTATCTTACGATTGTTTCTTTTGAGCTACTTCTTTCATCAATAATCATTGGTGGCTGTTCAAGTACTCCGTCTTCTTCCCATTTTTCAATTGCTTTTAGATACTCGTCTTTACATACTGTGTACCCATTAGTCAGCTTAACAATCTTTTGGGTTTTATATTGCTTCTCGTAGTAGTCGCAAACTAAAATAATATCTTCTTTTTCGTTCTGATAAGACCAGCCAAAGCCGCCTAAGTCTTTCGAGTATTTCATCGAGTCAGCAAGTTTTTTCCCGTACTCTTCTTCAAATTCGTCACGTGTCTTAGGGTATATCTGAAAGCAAAACTTGCCGTCGCCTTTATGTGATTCTCGGGCTAATGGGTCAAACCCTGTTAATGTGGGGTCAAATACTCGGTCAACGTAAATGTTTTGCTCAAAAGACATGTCGTTAACATAGTCAGTAAAGACTTCCATGACACTAAAACCGCCAGCTAATAAATCTGAATATATATTGTATTGAAGTTTATCGTTCTCAGCGTCAAAAAATAACGCTCTTAAATGCGATTCGACTACTTCAATTGTCCGATTAAATTCAGGTGTCATCATAGAAATAGGCAGGCCATCGGCGGCTCTAACTTTCATGCTCGGCTGTTGCTTCGAAAACTCACCCCTTAGCCGCGATATATATGCCTCGAGAATATTAAACTCTAGTGTCGGCTTGCCTAAATCGTCAAGCACACTTCTATCAGCTTCCGTTAATGTCTCAAAAAATACAAAGCGTGTGAACTCTTTATACCTGTCGATATTGCTTTTAAAATAGCTATTCCACTGCTCAACGTTTTTCTTTAAATCTTCTAATCTATCTTTGTGTTTCTGCGCAACTTCTCTCATCGTCTTGCTCCAATCCGTTTTGTCATTGCTGCGGCCATGCTCGCCATTACCCTTTCTGAGCTGTCATCTTTATCATCTAGTTGATAAATAGTTTTGTCTATAAGTGCTAACTGTACAGCATCTGCACAAGTGTCCGCAATATCGTCGTGCTTATGCGTATCGTTGCTCGTAATTTTAGACATGTGCTCAATGCATAAGTTTTTATGCTTTGCGTATGCTGAAAAAGAGATTTGTCTTGAAGCAATACATGACTGTATTCTTAAAAAACGGTCGGTTTTACTGCCGCTTGCTCTCGAACGCTCGATATTTCGTATCTGTATACCTCTTATCTCATCTTGCAATATGCTAACAAGTGTAACACCCGTAGATTTTCTTTCGATAGCTGCAATTTTCGGTACGACTTTATGACGCATACACTCTTGCCAAAAGTCTAAAAACTCGCTTTGTAAATCTTTGGGCTCAATGCGGCATTCATGACAATCTAGCCAGTGCAAACCTAGTTCACCTGTTTTTCTACCAAAAGTTTCAATCTCATAGATACCCCAAAAACTAAAGACGGTCGCGTCATTATAGCTTTTTGATGTTTCAGCCGTATCAGCTGTGATAAATGTGCATAGAATATCTGGCTCTTCTTCAAGTATTTCAAACCATTCTTTCTTAAACAATCCGCCGCCAGCAGGCAATGGCTCTTGTTGAAACTGAGATGAAAAAACGTATGGGGATTTCTTTTCTAGTTCATTAAGATATTCTTTCGTATGAACTTCAGGATAAAGCGCATTGCCCGCGCTATCAATGGCTTTTAGAACAATTGGCACCCAAGGCTTTGTGTCTTTATCACTTAATAAATAAGCTGCTAAATCATCTTCATGTACACGCTGGCCTATGAAAATTATAGGTACATTTTTGCCCCGCGGTCTCTGCCGAATCGTTTCCTCGTAATTTCGTATGACTCGTTCTCTCATTGAGTCAGAATGAGCCTCGTCCGGCTTGTGCGCATCATCAATAATGACCGCACCGGTGAATCTATCAAGCCCAGGCAGCCCAGCGTTACGACCAGTAATCGCACCAGATGAACCGAAAGCAGCCACATGACCGCCTTGCTTTGTTGCGAAGTGATCTTTCGCGCGTGAGTCTTTTGCTAGTGATACATCAAAGAGATAGTTGTACATGTCTGAGTTGATAATTTGCTTAATGAAAGCTGTGTTTGCTGCTGCTAACGTATGAGAAAAAGACACATAAATGAAGTTGGAATCTGGATATTTAGATAAGCTCCAAGCAATCCACATACAAACATGAAGCGTTTTACCTGAGCCGGGCTGTACGTTAATCAATAAATTAGAATCGGGATACTGCATCTTAGTAATTTTGGTTAGCTCTTTGCAGATAGTGACTTGATGCGATTCGCGAGAAATTGGATTCGATGCAATGTATTTGCGCTGCGTAATGTGCTCTAAGAAAAACTTAATAAAATAATCTAAGCTGCCGCGTAATTTAGCCGCTTCTTCTTCTTTATCAAAGTCAATTTGCACTAAGTAATTCCTTTAAAAAAGCAGGAAACAACTCCGGCCGCGACTCCGCTTGATGCTCCCTGCAAACTGATTTTAACCTAATTTGATTCTGTTTTTAAACTTTTGCTGAAAGTATCGCTTTTAAATAAATCTTCCGCAATCATTCGTCGCTTAACTTCGTATTCAATAAAATCACTTAAGCCGTTGGATATTTCAGACTCAATTTCATCGAGATGTTCTAAAAGTATTTCATTAACTATTGCATTAATGATTTTGTTAGTGCGCATTATTGTCCTTTATTTTTTTGTTCTAAGTCGTAAACTTGCTGATTAAGACTGATAATCTCTTTGTTTTCTGTGTTTAAATCTTTATTTAATTGTTTAATTTCTTTTTCTTGATTCGCTCGCATAGCGCTAATCTTTTTCACGAGTCGTTCTACTTCAAATGAATTATTAGCCAGTTGCTCGTTATATTCTTTTAGTTCTGTGTTAGTTACACGCACAAAAGTGTCAACTAAGCCGAGATTATTATTAATAATAACAAGCTCTTTACTGTTAGAATTTAACAACTTTTCAAGTTTTTCTGAAATTTTAATTATGTAGTCAGTATTATGTTGATATGCATAAAATAAATCGTTTAAATAAACTTGCTTTTTATCTATGCTTGCAAGACCTTTTGTTCTCTGCTTAGATTCTTCCATTAAAGTATCAATTTTATCAACTGAATGCATCGTCTGCTTATACACGTAGTTACTTTGATCTACTATTCTCTTCATGCTTACTTCATCATCATCAACGCTTTTTTTATCTTTTATAGCGCTTATTTTTTTAGAGATTACTTGTAATTCAAATGAGTTTTCAGCTAATTGCTTATTGTATTTTTGCATTTCTTTACTGAAATTTAAAACTGCATAAATAGCACAAAACGACATTATAAATGCCGATATTAATAAGACTGTCGCGGTCATTCTTTTCTCTCTTTTAGTTAATAATCTTTTTCATGTTTAGCGTCTAATTTAGCGCGCAATTCTAGTAGTTCTTTCTTTAAAATATCGTTCTCGACGTTCAAAGATTCGATCTGTCTAGCGTCGCCGTACTGTTTCGGCATTAACTTTCCAGCGAGCCACTTTCTTGTATCAATTCGAAGCCGTGAGCGCTGTACAAATTCTCCGTCCATTGACTTATTTCCGAACTCATCTACTTTAATATCACTGCCTGAATCATCTGAAATGCAAAGAATTTGCTCGGCTAATAAGTCCGCTTGAGCCGCTTTAGCAATCGCGTATTGAGCGCGAAATCCTGGCTTTTCATAGCGCCAGCGGTAAATCGTAGTTTTCTCAGGAAGGCCAGGATACATCTTGCATAGCGCAACAATTCCAATATCGTGAGTCGCTACTAAACTGCATATATATTCAGCCAGTTCTAACGTATAAACCGAGGGTCTACCGCTTAATCCGGACTCCTTTTTATACGCATTCAACTGTTCGAGATCTTTTTCAGTAAGTGGTTGTGTAACGCGTCGCTTTTTTTTTGGTTTTACTTCTGCGTCATCAGCTTTCTTTTTGCTCGTCATCGCTTACAAGCTCCTTTTTTTTTGTTGCT